AATGACCACTTTAGCTCTGGGTAAGTTTTTTGACAGAAATTGAATATTTTTTGGGATGTTTCTTGTTTGTTCATTGTTATTACCTTAAATACAAATAACTAGATCGCCGATACAAACATTGATAAATTTCTCACAGTCATATCGAGAATTATTACAAGCTTGAATAATAGAGGTATTTTCCTCAACAGAAATAACCTTCCCCGACCCTTTACAAAGAATACGATGACCAATGAAATCTCTAGTTATTAGGTCGTATATTGGCTTGTTCGTAATTGAATAAACTAGGTGAGAGTCATTTATTCTTATACGATTTAATCTGCCACGGTTTATTACTACTTTAAAATCATCGATAACTTCAATTACTTTAGCTGGATACGTTCCTTTAATTGGAAGTCCTAGCTCTTCGTCTGTTGCCATTGATTTAACTCCTATTGGGTGAATTGACTAGACAGAATAGTATTGCTTTCATTCTTGAATTTCATCGAGAATAAAAGTGAAAATGTCTAGCATTACTTTTCGAGTTTTTTTGTAGTTATCAAAATAATCAGATTTTGACTTTCTAATATAATCAAATGTTATTTGATTCTCATAGGGATAGTTATTGTCTCTATCATCAGGGTTTATCCATAATCCAAACGTGCCTACATAATATGCTTCGCATGAAACACGCTTAAGCGGACTATCCAGAAAAACCTCTATTATTAATTCATCAGGAAAAAGTGGACACTGAATTATATTATTTTCAGAGTCAAGATTCCATTTTAAATCTGGATAACTTCTGTGACAGAATTCTAATATTTTCTCTGTTACTTGTTTTATGTCCATTAATTTGACTCCTGTTTATTCTTGAATTTCGTTAGCAATAAAATTGAAAATACCTAACATCACTTCTCGATATTTTTTGTACAAGTCCCAGTCTTTTTTATCCCACTCTTTTGTTATTGGGAGACTACGAAAATCTATTTTTTTGTCACAATTTAGATGAATACCAAACATCCCCAACCAACCTACATTAACTAGGTCAAAGTGTCCGATTATATAATCATCAGTAGTTTCTTCTTTATAGGAAGAAACTTCATTTCTTTTGTCTGAGCAAATTTTTAGAGTTACTTTAAACGGAAAATCTACCCCACAAATTACGGTTTTATTTGCATATTTACTACTTACATTCCACTCTAAATTTGGGTATTGATTTAGACAATAACCTGATATTTTGTAAACTATTTGTTGTGTGTCCATCACTGTTACTTCTATTGGGTGAATTTACTAGACAGAATATCTGTCTAGTATTGTTTTTATTCTTGAATTTCATCAAGGATGAAATTGAAAATGTCTACCATTACTTTTCGAGTTTCTCTGTATTTGTTGTCAAAATAATCAGATTTTGACCTTATATAATCAATATGATGAAACACTATTTGATTATTATAAGGACAGTTATTGTCTCTATCGTTAGGGTTTATCCATAATTCAAATCCGCCTACACAGTACACTTCGCATGAAACACGGTAAAGCTGACCATATAGAAAAACGTCTATCCATAATTTATGAGGAGAATCTGGGCACTGAATTGTATTATTTTTAGAGTCAAGATTCCATCTTAAATTTGGATAACTTCTGTGACAGAAATCCAATATTTTCTCTGTTACTTGTTTTATGTTCATCTGTTGCTCCTATTTACTCTTGAATTTCATCAAGGATGAAGTTGAAAATGTCTACCATTACTTTTCGGTATTGACTGACTAATGCCCAATATTCTGCACTCCATAGTTCATGTTTATAATAGGCAAGATTCTCAAAAACTATATGGTCTTCATACTGATAGCTCATGTCCTCAGTAGGAGGATTTATCCAAATTTTAAACTTTCCTATTTGGTTATCTTGCCACTCAACATACTTAAGTTGTCCGTCTAATCCCGCCCAAATACCGTATTTAATCTCTATGTTGTCATTGGAAAAAGTTAAACATTGAATGATTTTATAGTCATTATCTGTAAAATCAAAATTCCAGTCTAAGTCTGGGTATTTTTCTTTACAGAAATTGAATATTTTTTCCGCTACTAGCTGTATGTCCATTTGTTACTCCTGTTGGGTGAAATTATTAGGAAATACCTACTGTTTTCTCTACTACGATGCCATGATGTCCGTTGCGACTTAGAGCTTTTAAATAAGCCATTAATCGGCTTTTGTGTATAAAGGTTTTAGGCTCTTTCTCCATGATTACGCCTTCATTTGTTGTCTAAACAATACCGTATGATAGACCTTAAATTAGCCTTATAGTCTTCATGAGATTCTATAAATTTTAGCGATAAGGTCGTTGAAAATACCATATAAACCAGAATACTTATCTGAAAAATTGTAACCCATAGTTGCTTTTTTGAATTTGTCATCATTCTGTACCTACACATTTACTTTTTCAAGTCCACGCTGTTCTAAGATTTTATTGTACTCTTTGATTTTCGAGTATAAAGCGTTACGTTTTTTCTGTACATTTTCCCCAACTTCTTGTTTACAGCTCTGATATTGTCCTGCGTAAAAATTAGCATAATAACTAATTGTAGTAGTGTCCATATTTGCTGGGTTCATAATTTTCTCCTTGATTCATTGTTGTTTTTAATTGATAACTGATAACTAAATTCAATAAATTGTCCACCTTGCCTGAACACTATGTATATAAAGTGGGTCAGGATTATCTGGTGGTTCATACATTTCATTATAAGCATCCTCAATGTCAGTATCCTCAATGTTATCAATTAAACTGTCAATCAAAATAGCAGCCATGTTTTCAGCTTCCTCTTTGGTTAATTGAACATCTGACTTACTCCAATAATCAGTTTCATACTCAAGAATGTACTTAACTAATTCGTTAACTTTATCTTGCAATTTACTCATAATTTCTTTCTTGATTCATTACTTAAATTTTACATTATTTTACTAGAATTGTCAAAAACCGGATTTAGTATGACTCCATCACTATCAAAAACTGTTCCAATAGTAGCAAGAGACGAAGTGACTAATCGGAGTAACTTGTCTTTTGTCTCTGCCAAATTCTTATCTTCTGTATTGCGCTGTAAACTTTGAGTATTATATATTCTTTTAATTAATTCTTCACCAGCAGAAAAAACATTACTATCTGAATATTTGGTTGTACTGGCTTCTTCAAAAAATATATTAATTCCCTCTGACCATTCAGCTTTTAACTCTGAGTCATCTACTTGCTCTAATAGATTATTACTAAGAGATTGAAGTTCTTGAAGCTGCGTTTTGATATGAGGTGCTTTCGCATAAATTCTTCCCCAAGTGGCCAAAAAATCAAAAGTTTGTTCGGCAATTAAAGGGGTTCCGTCCGCAAGACTAACTTTAAAAAAAGCGTCGAGGGCAGGAACAAGAAGCGCAAAAATTGGTAATTCCCAACTATTGACAGAAGCGGTAAGAACAAGTAAGCTGATTCTAGATGGACTATCAGGGGGAATACTATTGCGAGATAAAATTGACGCAATAAATAACCAAACAACCTCATTGTTAATCTCGCTGTCATTCTGTAGAAGCTTACGTCCCAATACCCCTAAGCCGATTTCTGAAGCTTTGATTGGTCCCAGTGCCAACAGAGCGGCAAACTCTCTAACATGACTATCCACCTTTCTCAGATTGCCGAAAGCTCTATCAATTTCTTCTCTAGCGTTATCACTATCGCCAGAGTCTAAAAGTCGTTGTACTCTTCTAAGCATCGTTGTCATTCTATGCTCCCAGGGTTATGGTTAAATATGGACTACCCTAATATTATAATATATAGTGTAGGAGAAGAAAGTCATCCCACAAGTTAGAGTCCAGAGGCATCTAATATGACTCTCAACATTTAACCATCACACTACAGCGCAAATTATATGTCTATTCAAGATAATGCACTAGCATTACCATTACTCCCCAGCACAATAACTGGAGACTCAATGGTAATAGTACTAATTCGTAATGGAATAGTAACACCATACCGCATTAATCTGAGTACCCTATTACCTGGGCCCGCTACAGCCAGCGTACTGGGTACTATCAGGCTAACCGGCGACTTAGGTGGTACAGCAACAGCGCCTACCGTACCCGGCCTGACAACACGGGCCCCTATCAATAATGCAGCACTAACCGGGGCCCCCACTGCTCCCACACCTCCTAGTGGCGACAATAACACGCGGTTAGCCACTACTGCCTGGGTACGCACGCATATAAACAGCACTGGTATTAATACGCTGAGTGATGTGACTATAACTACTCCTGTTATAGGGCAGGGCCTGACATGGAATGGTACTAACTGGGTTAATGCTACAGCATCTGGTGGGGGGGATTTACTGGCGCTCAATAATTTAAATGATGTAAATAACACACAGACTGCGCTCAATAATCTAATAGATGGTGATAATAACATCCACACTACAGGCACTATTAGGTGGAGCACCAATATAGCTAATATAGGTGGCCTACCACCAGCTAATACCTACCGAGGTATGTTTGCTGCAGTCAATGGTGCGGGGGGTGCCTATTATTCTAATGGTACTGAGTGGCTACGATTAGATAGAGCTCTGCTCAATGACCTCAATGATGTTAATACTACAGGCGTAACTAATGGTCAGGTTCTAGCATATCAGAGTGGTAACTGGATACCTACTACTCTGGTGTCAGGAGAGGCGGGTCCAACCAATACTACTGATCTACCTGAGGGGGCTAACCTCTATCATACAAGCGCTCGAGTAGATGCACGTATCGGGCTGGCGGAATTATCTGATCTACTGAATGTCAGCAATACAGCAGCTACTAATGGGCAGTACCTAGCGTGGAATAGCGCAACTAATAACTGGGCCCCCACCACACCAGATACCGATGGTGGTTCTACTTTCACCAGTCCTCTTACTACTAAAGGTGATCTACATACATATAGTACTACTGATGCTCGTCTGCCCATAGGGGCTAATGGCACCTTCTTAGTAGCTGACTCTGCAACGACGACGGGGCTACGGTGGCAGGCCCCTCTATCACTTAATGACATTGCTGATGTTAATACGCCAGATCCCAATAATAATGATGTGTTAACCTGGACGGGCAGTGAATGGGAGGCCGTCGCACTTATTCCTCTCTTACCGCTAGACATAACAACTCCTAGCGCAGGGCAAGTACTACGATATAATGGCACTGACTGGACCAATGAATCTCTCCCTCTGACTAGATTATCAGACGTGAATATAAGTAGCATTGATCTAGAAGATGGGGACACTATAGTATGGGACAACACTAGTAATAAATGGGTACGCTCTAGTGTACAGATCTTCACTAATACTGATGATATAGCTGAGGGTACAACTAATCTCTACTACACTGACGCACGTGTAACTACTAGATTCAATACTCTAATTCCCACAGTAGCTAAGGGGGATCTATTGGTACAGGGTGCCACAGTGCTGAGTCGGCTCCCTGTAGGCAGCAACGGCCAGGTACTACTGGCTGATAGCAGTACAGCCACTGGTTTGCGCTGGGGTACAGTTAATGGTGGAAGCGGCACTCTGGCAGGCCTATCTGATGTTGCTATCACTAGCCCTGCGCAAGGCCAGGTGTTGACGTGGGATGCTACTACCAGTAAATGGAATGCGACTAACCTCAGTAATCAGGTATCACTGAATAGGCAGACTCTCACTAGTGCGCTGACTCTCACACTATCCAGCGCTGGTACACAACATCTAGACCCTGGTGGTGCGAACAGAGATGTATTATTACCGCTTAATCCTACGGTGGGTACGCGCTTCCGTATACTGAATCTGGCGCCCGCGTTTAATATTCTAGTTAAGAATCCCAATACTAGCACTACCGTACTGACGCTGGGCAATACCAGCACGAG